CCGCAAAAAACGATGTGCTTGACGGCATTCGAAACGTGGCGACGGCGCTCAGCAAAGGCTTGATCAAATACAACGACTGCTGTGTCGAGACGTTCCGGGAGTTCTCCAGTTACATTTGGGACGAAAAAGCGGCTAAACGCGGCGAGGACAAGCCTTTGAAACAGAATGATCACCAACTAGACGCGGACCGTTATTTCGTGAACACGATCTTATTCCGCGGTGAGTTGCAATACACCAACCAGCGTCCTGCAGGCTGGTAAGAAAGGAGAGATACGCTTGACCATCGTCTACACCAAACAACGTTTCCCGCCGCCTCCATTCGATCAAGAGGTAGCACTGATGCAATATTACCGAGCCCTGTACGAAGGCGATCACGCAGAGATTTTCCCGCGCGCGGGCAAGGTGTCGAAGGACATTGTGTTCGTCAATAAGCGCGTCGGCGTTAAGACGTGGAAACTGGAAAAGCAGGTTGTCGACGTCAATCGCTTGTACGTCGTCGTCAACTTTTGCAGCCTCGTCGCCGAGATTCCGGCCGATCTTATCAACCGGGCGCTCGGCAACATTTCAGCCGACGCCGAGGAAGGCCCGGAGCTCGAATTTGTGTCCAACGTCGTAGCTGCGAGCAAGCCGAACGAGAAAATATGGGCCGCCGTCACGCAGCACCAGGTGGACGGCCTGATCGCTTACCGGGTGCGCCGCGATGCTAAGGGCAAGGTATGGTTCGAGTGGATGCTTGGCGATCGATACTTCCCGCATGAGGACGGCATGGGCGCGGACATCGCGTGGATCGAGACGTGGACGGATAAAAACGGGCAGCCCGAATCGTACCTCCGCGTCGAGCGGCAGCAATTGGTTGACGACGGCCTGTCGGTTCAGCAGTTCGTTTACAAGATGGAAGATAACACGGTCGGGGACGAGGTTGACAAGGCCGCATATGCCGAACGATTCAGCGTTGAGATTCCCGACGACGTGCTGCTGCCCGGCGTGACCGAGCTGCTCTGCGGCGCTATTACCAACGACGAAACACTGCTTCATCCTCGGGGCCGGTCGGCTCTACGTAACATCGACGGCATCCAGGAGGAAATCAACTGGACGATCACGCGGGATTCGATCGTCTTCGAAAAGCACGGCAAGCCGAAACTGGCGATCCCGAAAATGCTATGGGAAACTGTTGCGCAAAACAATCTGCGTGATTACGGCTCCCGCTTTGTCCGAAACGCCGACCTCGAGGTAGTCAGTTACGACGAAAACAAGGGAGCAATTCCGCAGTACATCACCTGGGATGCCAAGACGCAACAGAGCTTCGAACATGTCACGCGGCTCATCAAGTACATGCTGGCGATCAGCAAGACTTCGCCGCAGGCGGCCGGACTCGAAGATGGCAGGGGCGACTCCGGCGTCGCGCTCCTCTACCTCTGGATTCAAAGCGTCATCAAGGCAGAGGCGATCAAGGACAAGTTTGACGCCGCGATCAAGGACGCCATTCGCAAATGCATGATCCTCGAAAACGCAATCGGCGGCACGCAGTACGAGGTTAAGGCACCGGTCATCGAATGGGGCGACATGCTGCCGAAGGCGGACAGCGAGAAGGACACCGAAGAGATCGCGAAATACGAGGGCGGCGTGCAGTCGCTTGAAACGACCGTGCGCAGAATGCATCCGGACTGGTCGGAAGAGGCGATCGAGGCGGAAATCCAGAAAATCCAGGACGAGAAGGCGGCGGATACGCTCAACCCGACCTATACGCAACCGCCGCGGGTGATGGTGTGAGATGGCGACGGCTGAACAAGTTATCGCGCTGTATGCGCGGGCAGACGAACGGCTGCGGGCGTTGGTGCAATCGCTCGAAGAAGGCAGCGTAAGCCGCCGGCGGAAAGAGGAGCTGCTGCGGCAGATCGAAGCGATCATTGCCGAATTGACCGGTCAGGCCGGCCAGCAGATGGCATCCTTGATCGGCGACGAATACCGCTCCGGGGCCGCGGCGGCCGTTGAGCAGATGGTTACCGCGGGGCTCGCGGCCGAATCCATCGACGATACGCTTAAGCCGCTGATTCACCAGCGCGCTGCGCAGGCGATCATGGACGAGGCGTTTTACTCTATCCTTGAAGCGTCTGACCATATGAGCGCGGATGCGAAGCGCCGCATTGAGGATGCGTCCCGAATCGCAAACGAGCGGTCACTCCTGGAAGGCGTTAGCCGCCGGCAGGCGACCCGGGACGCTGTCGCTCAACTCAACCAGCAGGGCATTACCGGCATGATCGCCAAAAACGGGGCGCGGATCCCGGCAGACAAGTACATGGCCGGCGTCGTCCATTACCACCAGCGTAAAGCCCATGTATCCGGCGCCGAGAACATGATCGTGCAGAACGGCATTGACCTGGTCTACGTCAACTATGTCGGCATCACCTGCGAATTGTGCGCCAAGTATCAGGGCCGAGTGTACAGCATAAGCGGGCGCGACCCGCGGTTCCCGAAACTGGAGGTCCGGCCGCCGTACCATTCCCATTGCGTGCATTCGCTGAGCGCATGGATTGAGGAATATACGCCGGCGGGCGAGGTTGAACGGATGATCGATCAGTCCAATCGACCGTTCGTCGACAACCGGACGGAGGCGAACATCCGTCGGTACGAGCGCATCCAGCGCGAGAAGTCACGCAAGAACGAGACACGCAAGCAGTGGATCCGCTATAAGGCGGTGTTGCCGAACGATACGCCGAGTCTCAAGCAATTTGCCATCATGAAGGCGCGGAACACGGAGTCATATCGGGAATTGCAGGAGGCGTACCGGCAGGTTAATGCTAAGTTGAAGGAGAGTGATGCAGGTGAATGAGATTTTAGAGCGCCGAGCCAAGCGTGAAGGGAAGGTGACCCCGAAGGCTTGCGTCGAAAATCTCTTGCAAGCAATTGAAAGCGGCGATGTCGAAACGGTCATATTCGTCGCTCGACAGCCGGATGGAGTGATCAAGACCGGATGGAGCAATACGCTTCATACAGAACTGCTTGGTCTACTTGAATGCGGGAAGAATCATGTGATGTGGGAAATGTCCGAATGAAGGTCGCTCAAATGAGCGTCTTTTTTATTTCCGTCCTAACCGTTGTAAGACGTAAAACTGCGATCGAGGACAGTCCACCCGGACTTTAAACAGGAGGTCATTATGTTCGAAACGATTGCGAGACCCTATACGCTCCGTATGAATCTGCAGCTGTTCGCCGGTGACGGTGGCGGCTCCGGAGGGTCCGGTGGTTCCGGCGGCGGCGAAGGCGGAGAAGGGGGCAACGGCGGAGGCGCAGACGGCGAGAAGAAGTTTACCCAGGCCGAGCTTGACGCAGCCATTCAGTCGCGGCTCTCGCGGGCCGAGAAGGCCGCACAGAAGGCGCTGGCGAAGGAATTGGGCTACGACTCGGTCGAAGCTATGACGGCCGCGCTGAAAAAGCAAGATGGCGGCTCCAAAGGCAAAGAGGGCGATGACAAAAAGACCGAGCCGGTCGACATCGAAAAACTGCTGGACGAGCGCCTGAAAGAACGTGAGAAGGAGCAGAACGAAAAGACGTTCAAGCGCCTGCTCACCGCCGAGGTAAAGGTTTTAGCGAATGAACTCGGGTTCGCCGACTGGGAGGATGCGCTCAAACTCGCCGACCTGTCGAAGTGCAAGGAGAACGACAAAGGCGAGATTGAGGGCGTGAAAGAAGCGCTGGAAGACTTGGCGAAGAAAAAGCCGCACTTGCTCAAGCAGAAGCCGGGCGGCGGAAAATTCGGCGCCGATGTCCGCAACTCTCCGGACGAGAAGAAGAAGACAAACGAACGGCTGATCGAACTCGCAAAGAACCGCGGTGTCGTCGCCAAAGTCGAAAACGACCCGTGGGCAAGAAAATAGCGGAGGTGCATGAAGGATGCGACTGCAACCGAAAAGTCTGTTCGAAGTCCAAGACGACTATGAGATTCTGGCTTCCCTCGAAGTGGTCCGCGAAGTGACAAACGGCATCACGATCGATTCGTCGGCCATTACGGCCGATAGCAACGGTGACAAGATCATCAAGAAGGGCATGCCGATGGCAAAACTGACCGCGAGCGGCAAGTATGTGCCGTACAACCCGGCCGGCAATGACGGCAGCGAAAACCCGTCGGTCATCTTGAAGCGTACTGTCAACGTCAAGGACGGCGACCATGTTGTCGGTGCCTACGAGGTGGCTAAGGTGATCGCGGCCCGGATTCCGGTCACCGTGGACGACACGCTGCGTCAGAAGATGCCGCATATCGTCTTTGCCTGATTCTCAAAAAGAAAGGACTGATTACGAGAATGAGCAAATTCTTGCTTAAAATGAACCTGCAGACGTTTGCAGAGACGCCGGAAATCTCTCAACTCGAAGAAGCACTGTCGGGCGAAGAACTGCTTGTCTACGCCCGTAATCTCTCGATCCCGAACGACTATTGGCATGAAATCTTTTTCCCGCCGGAGCAGACGGAAGAACTGACGGTGGACGTCATCAAGTCGATGAGCCGGCTTCCGGTTATGGCTCAAATCGCCGAGCTCGGCACGGAGACGCGGTATGGTTCGCGTGAAGGCGTCAGCGGTCAGCGCGTGGAAATCCCGAAAATCCAGCGTGGCCGCTGGATGGACGAAAAGCTGATCCGCTTGCTCCTGATCGCATCGCAAAATACGGGCCTGCGCCGGCAGGAAGTGGCGCAAATCGTTCGGGAACAATTGAACGATGCACAATACTGCGTGGATGCAATCCGCGCCCGCAAGGAATGGGTTGCTATGCAGGCTGTTACACTTGGTGCGGTCAATTACGTCGAAGGCGACGTTCGTGTCCAGGTCGACTGGGGTTACACGCCGGAACAAAAACCAGTTCTGACCGGGACGGACCGCTGGAGCGATACGGAGAACTCCAAACCGCTTCAAGACATCCAAAACTGGTGGAATTACCAGGCTGACCGCGGCGTGCGTCTGACGCGCGCGTTCACGAGCCGTCAGGTGCTTTCGTACCTGCTGCAAAACCTGTCGCTGCGTCGGCACTACTTCGGTAATCCGAGCGGTAATGCTGAACCTCCGCAACTCAATCAAGCGCAGCTTGACGCTGTGTTTGATTCCCTTGGACTGCCGAGAATCGCCACCTACGACACGCAGGCCCGCGTCGAGCTGGATGCGCTGTCGAATGGCAAACTCCAATTCCAAACGGTCCGCATGGCGCCGCAGGATCGGTTCGTGATGCTGCCGGACGGCCCGCTCGGCAACTACCTGTGGGCGACGTCCACGGAGGAACTGGTCGACGGCATCGAAGCCGAGCAGACCGGCGACATGGGCATCTACGTGTTCCGCGATCTCGTGTCGAAGCATCCGCTGCGGATCCGCACGGTCGGCGTCAACCTCGCATTCCCGGTCTTCCCGTATGCCGATTCCGTCATTTCGGCAACGGTCATTTAATCGGAGCGCCTTCGGGCGCTCTTTCTTTTTGAAAGGGTGATGAAGATGAGCGTAAAGGTCAAAGTGACGGGAGTTGTCAAATATGCCGGCCGATGGCGGTATCCGGGTGACGTCCTCGAAGACGTGCGCGACGAGATCGCTCAGCAATTGGTCGAGCAGGACGTGGGCGAGATCGTTTCCGAGGAAGAAACAAAGGCCAAACCAGCCTCCAAAAGCGCCAAATCGTCGGAAGGCGACAAGTAGGTGACCGGCCATGGACCGCCAAGAAGTAGCGGACTGGATCGCGGCCAACCTGCTCGATACCGATGCCTGGGACCGGGCGAGCGAGCAAAAGCAGGCTGTCGCCGTCGTGCAGGCCGAGCGAAACCTTGCCCGCTGGTACCCGGACAAAGCGCCGTTTCCGGTCGAAATCGTCGCCTATCAGGCCGTCTGGGAGCTTCAGGGCGTCGATCCAGCCTTGAAGTATCAGAAGCACAACGTCAAGACGATTTCGGACAATGGTGAGTCGGTCACTTACAAAGACGGAGAGCGGCCTGCTGTCGCTCCTGATGTGCGGGATATGCTCGGGCCTACCGCTGACGAGTTGGCCGAACAAGAGGCCGAGGAAGCCGCACAGCGGCAGTATGGCGGGGTGCTGATATGAGCCTGTTCGGCTATCCAGCAAAAGTCGTGCATTACCATTCTGAGACGGATGAATGGGGCCGGCCGTTGCCGCCGACTGCTACCGAGAAGTCGGCCAAGGTGGAAGAAGAGCAGCGCCTGATCCGAAACGCACGCGGCGAGGAGGTCCAGATCGCTTATACCATCCATCTGGAAGGGCCGAACGCAGTCGGATTCGATGATTACTTCGAGTATGTGAATGCGCTCGGGGTGACCATTCGCTGCGACGTGGCGCATATCGAAGTACGGAAGTTTATCGGGACCGACGACGTGAAGAAGGTGATCGTCTATGGCCGACCGCAAAATCTTTAGTTTCAGCCTGGATGGTATCGAGGCGATAATCGGGGCACTGGACAAGCTGGAATCCGATATCGATCGCCGTCTTGAAGAGACGCTGACCAAGCTTGCGCTGAAGGTTATCCATGACGCCAAGCGGCTGGCGCCGGTGGATGAGGGTGATCTGGAGGCGGCGTTGGTTGTTGGCGAGGTCAAGCGGACGATCGCGAGTATGTACATTGACTTCGGCGCAAGTCCTGAGGTTGATGACTATGCTGTCGTCCAGCATGAAGGATTCCGGAAGACAGCAAGCGGCGCAATCGTCGAACTGAAACCGGGCGAAAAAACGCTCAGCAAGGGTTCGTACAACGGGTACATGCCGGGAAAGAAGTTCTTGGAGAACGCGCTGAAGATGAACGAAAAGCTTATCCTTGAAGAACTTTCTAAGGTATTGGGAGGGTGACGCGATGCTTGCGAGCGATCTGATTCAATATCTGACAACCGCCGGCTATACCGTCTACCCGGACCCGAACTTTATCCCGGCCGATTTGCCGGAAGCGAAACTGCCCTGCCTCTTCGTCTTTGGGACCGGTGGATACGCGCCACACGGCTACGTTCCTACCGAGCGCCCGACATACCAGGTGATCGTTAAGGGCAAGTCATATAAGTCAAACCCAGCCAATATGGCAGCTGCAGAGACACTGGCGAAGGGGCTTATTAAGCACCTGCACCGGCGTGCGAATTTTATGGTCGGTAGCTCGAGTGTGTTTTCGTGTTTGGCGCTTCAGTCCAGCCCGATTTACCTCGGCCTCGACGACAAGGATAGACCAATGTACTCTACCAATTTTGTGTTTTATACGAGGGAGGCATGACCAATGGGTGACGTGACAAAAATCTATGCCGGTCCCGGCATTTTTGTGTGGGGGATTGACGAGGATGGGGAGGAAGAAACGGATGCCATCACGATTGACCTGACGCAAGGCGGCATCACGTTCCAAACCCAAACGACCTATTTTGAGCCGACGGTCGACCAGTTCGGCACAGCTCCGGTCAAGTCGATTGCCACCGGAACGACCGGCACGATCAACTTCGAAACGCCGGATATGGACTTCGAAAAAGTCGTTTCGTTCAACCCGAACGCTGATAAGGTCGTGGACGGCACGACGCCTACGAAAATCAAATACGAAGTGTACGGTCTTGCCGGCAAAGAACTGCCGCGCAAACGCGCTGTCATCAAACCTGTCGGCGTGACGGATCCGAGCCGATTCATTTACATCGAATCGTGCGCTGTAAAGTTCGACATGAATGCCGGTTTCCTGCTTGACAACAACTTGCGGTTCACCATTTCGGCGGCCGCATACCCCAGCACGGACCCGACCAAATACGGGTTGCTTTACACCTGGGGCGATATTACAGCAACGGCCTGAAGACCGGTACAAAGAAAGTAGGGGCTGCCATTTTGGGACAGCCCCTTTCTCATTTTCCCACGAGGGGGAATCATAATGTTTACTCTTTTCAAAAAAGAACGAGTCCAACTCGGCCAAAAGCAAGTCGAAATCCCGAAACTGACCCGTGCGCGCCTTAAAAAGCTGACCGAACACATTGGCACGATCGGGGATTTCCTCGTTAAGCTTTTCCTGACTCCAGAAAACGAACGAGCGGTGTTCATCGTGGCTGCCGCCGATATTGCGATAGATGAAATCTACGAACTGACGTCGCTTTTGAGCGACCTACCGATCGAATACCTGGACGAGCACGCCAGTATCGCGGAATGCACCGAATTCTTGCGGCTCACATGGGAGCGAAACGACATCAACGCCGCCCTGGGAAACGTCAGCGGCCTGATTCCACCGATGGCTCAGCAGTTCGTCCAATCGATTCTGCGGCGGATGGAACAGGCCAAAGAATAACCGCTGATGAATTTGTGCTTCGGTGTTGTATCACGCTCGGCAAGACGCAGCAC